AAATCCGTAAGTTCTACAGTATCTCCTCTACTTACAAGACCTCTGAGAATTTTACCTTTATTATTGTTCTTGTCAGAACCTTTGATAAGATGATTATACAGATTGACCAGAGCAACTTCGTAATTATATTTTGGACCACTACGCCCTTTCTTTGCTTCCAAAATCAATCTAAAATCTACGAAAGACTTCATTTCTATCTTACTTATACCATTATTAGGTATTTATGAATGGAGTTAAGCGGACTCGAACCGCTGACATCCTGCTTGCAAAGCAGGCGCTCTACCAGACTGAGCTATAACCCCTTGAGATAGTCCTTCTCAGTTTGATAAGGAACAGTCTCACCAGTATATATTTTCCATCCCTCATGGAGTTCAGGAATCAACCACTGGTCAACCCGATAACAGTATTGCCAGTTAGCGGGTTGGATACAATTCATTATAACAACTGACCAGAATGCTGTCAAGTAATTAACGATCGTGTACATCACTTTCCTCAAGTTTTTTTACTTGTCTAGAACTCCAAAAGGCAAGAGCAATTAAAGCAAAATAAAAGATAGTATCATCAATCATTACAAGGAAGAAGATAATACTACCACCATATCTCAACCAGTCTGGAAGTCTTTTTGTAAGTTTCTGGAAGACTGGAGCAATTCTCTTTTCAAATTTGAAGTAAAGAATTGCTGCTAGAGTGACTGTAATCTCACTAAAAGGAATAATAAAATAGAGAGAAAGAAAAATAAAGATTGGCCAGTAGTGTCTTTCTGGAATTTTTTTCAGAAGACTTGCATACTTACGAATCAGTTTCTTCACTTAAAATTTCCTCAAGTTGATTATCAATTTCAACGATTGCTTCACGAATCTGAGCAACTCGTTCAGGAATACACTTAGGATCATAAGTATATCCTTTGGTATCAGTAAAAAGTGATGCACGAACTGCTGCTGCCTGATAGACAGACATTTCCAGCGTTACTTTCCTTTCTTCACTCACAGGTCCCCCTCCGCACGATTCTCAGAATAGTATACATCAAATGCACCACCAGGATAACGTGCTTCAAGTTTCTTGACATTACGTGCAATCACTTCGTCAAAAGAAACTTCAAGTGCCATACATGCCTGAGCAGCATACCACATAAGGTCACCAAGTTCAATAATCATGTGCTCACGATTATCTTCGTTGAACGGTTTGCCTTGGAAAATCATTTTCTTGATAATCTCAAGAAACTCACCACCCTCAGCATTAATACCAACACCTGCCGTAAGCAGTCGTTCAATATTTGCTCCTTTCTCATCGAGTTCAACCAGACGATCAGAAAGAGAAACAAAGTCAGTAGAAGCATCTGAGGTGACAGCATCTACAAATTTTTCGTAACGTTCAAAGTCAATTTTAGTCATGCTTCAAAAGGTTGTTGTTGATTTTGATTTAGTTGAGGACTTTCCACAGTCCATGAACCGCCGACACCACCGTCCATATTGACGACAATATCATTAGTTGGAAGTTGTTTTGTATTGGTAATATCAATTATATCACCTGGCAAAGGATTGAACTGATAGTAATGTCCATCCCATCTAGAGTTTCTAGAACTAACGAGAGTAACGGCATCCCGCAGACCACCACAATCGGCAATCTTCTCTCCTCTAGGATTAAATACAGAATAATAACCGTTCATTAGAATTTAAACCCTTCAAAAGATTTCTTGGGTTTCTCCACAGAATTATAATATAGAAACAAACAGTTGTCAACTCCAAAAGGTGTTCAAACTAATAGAAGTTCTATTCATAGTTCCGTTTGGATCATAATCTGATCCATGCTCTAACCAACTAGGAAATATATACATGTCTCCATTCTTTGGAAGAAAATCTTGCCCGTCAAGATTTACATTATCAAGTTCATAATCAGTCCACGAAAAAGAAACTATTTGATTTGGATTCTTAAAAGATAATTTACTACTGTTCTCATCAACATTGATGTATAGGACAGCAGAAACTACACTTGAAGGATGAGTATGATACTTTAAAAATGACCCAACATCTTGAATATTAAACCATGAATTGTCTATTTTTACAGGTCTAATTCCTACAGTATTAGTATAATTATCTAACTTATTTTGTATTCTTGATTTTAATTGAGTATCAAGAAGAGAAAGCAAATCATTTTCAAAGTAGTGTGAAGATTTTCCACCCAAAATTGCTCCATGATCTGTAGAATCTAATTTACACAATTTTTTAAATATCTCAACTCTCTCTTGATCAGAGATAAAATTTGGGCAGTATAAGACTGACGTTGGAAATAAATTAAAATTTGAATCCTTCAAAAGATTTCTTGGGTTTCTCCTCGTAATTATACTCGTCTTCTTGCCCAGAGTCAAGAATGTCATTCTGTGCTGTCTGCTCGCAATCATAGAGACGCATCTTGGCACGGTCAATACCAACGATAAATCTCTTATTCATAGAAAGATCGTTATATCGGTTCTTCAATTGCTTTACCATTATCTGACCAAGTTGCTCAAGTTCCTCAGTGCTAATAAGGGCAAACATAAGATCAGCAGTAGCAGGGAGACCAAAGGACTCAGAAGTGTCAGTAAGGTCAACGTCACTGCTACCATAACCAGAACGAGTGGTCTGGGTGGCAGATACGATAGGGACCTCGGCTTCGACAGCCAACCCTCTAAGCTCCTCTGCAATAGACTTAATATAGCTATATGAATTGATAGAGCCACCCTGCCTATATCTGCTGGAAGCACATATATTAAGGTAATCAATGAAAATAATATCAGGTCTAAATGACTTCTTAAGTGCAAGTTCATTAAGAAGTGCTTTAAAGTGTCCACTATGTGCACTCGCAGTCGGATATTCCTTAATTATAAGTGACCCCTGTGTCTTTGCTGCCAACTTAGTGATTTTATTCTCAAACGATGACTTGGGAAGTTCTGTCAGGTCTTGGATTGGGACATTGAGAAGGTTGGCGTCAATTCGTTCAGCAATTTTCTCTTCTGCCATCTCCATTGTAATGTAGAGAACGTTCCGTCCTTGGAGCAACACGGAGCTAGCAACATGGCACATGAATAAAGATTTCCCGACACCCGTACCAGCAAGTGCGATGTTAAGAGTCTTGTTAGGTAAACCACCTTTTGTGATTTTGTTGAAATATTCGAGATCAAACGGAATCTTGTCCTCTTTCTTGTGATAGAACTCATATCTTTCTTCGTAGTTTTGTAAGTAGTCGTGTCCAATGTTATTGTCAAATGAAACCGCCAGTGCATCAGAAAGAATGCTGGGAATGGCATCCCGATTCTTCTTCTCATCATTACCATCAGCAATATGGATCGATTCCATCAGGGCAAGATAAATCGCACGGTCACGGCACCACTTTTCGGTGGTGTCTAGTAACCATTGGTGATCTACTGGAGAGTCTGTGAATGAGTTACAAATATCTCTTGTCTCTTTGATTTCACTCTCGTTTAGATCAGTTCGATTCTCAACCTCAATATTTAGTGCTTCGGTTGTGATTGCCGATCCATACTTTACAATAAACTGAGTAATCTCTTCAAAGATTACCTTTTCGGTTCTTTGCTCAAAATAAGTGGGTTCAATAAATGGAATAACTTTCCGAGAATAATCTTCGTTATGTATTAAGTTTCTGAGAATTGTTGTTTCAATTCGTTCCATATGAGAATTCAGTCTTTGCAATTTGATCAAGTTTTTCCATTACCTCTGGGGTAAAATATGCCTCTGGTTCTTTAAGGATTGCCTTAGCATAGACTTTTTTTCCGTCGATTTCATATCGACCTGCGACATTCTTCCAAAGTCCACCGATCTCACCGAGTTCAAGAAGACCGTAATAACGATCAAGACCACGCTCATCGTAATAAAGACGCACCGTAACATCTTGGTTCTCCTTGCTTAAACGCGACTTAGCAGTCTTTGCCTTGATAAGATTTCCGACAATTTCTGTTCCGTCTTTCTCTTTCTTCTTTGAGAGATGGATGATAGTAGAAGCAGCATACTTAAGACCAGAACCGCCTCCCATCTCTTTTGTAGGAACGTAAGCGCCAATGACATCGTAGGTGTGGTTAGTAACAATCATAGGAATGTTTGCCTGACCCAACTTAAGAGTGAGCATACGGAAGGCACCTTTGATAAGTTGGGATTTAG